TTACAAACACATCCCCACCGGCAACTTGCCTCGGCGTATTAGTATCAGGGTTTTTAGAGCCGTCCACAACTTGTTTAATACCATCAGCTTTACCTTGCTCATAAAAATGAGTGGCTAGTTGATCAGCATTCATAGCTGTGTACATAGCTTTATGATAACCAGCTGTATCTACCATATTACCTTTATCATCAACATAGTTGTTAACAAAGTTATTAATATTAGACTGCTTATCAGCAACAGCGTTTGGATTTTTAACGTTATATCTAAATTTTTGATCACCTACTTTAAAATCAAAACCTTTGAAATCTTCAGAGAATAATTTTTTAGTATTGTCTTGAAATCTTCTGTGCTGTTCTTCAACGAGTTTTTGTTCGTCATTATATCTATTGAAAAACTCAGTAGCCTTTTGTTGCTCTTTACTAACATTATTACGATTTACTATTTGATCATAATATTTTGTTTTTAAAGTATCTAAATGATTACGAGCTTCTGCAATAGCTTCTTTTTTAGCGAGTTTCTTTTTTCTGATGTCTCGCTCTTCATCAGCATCCTCATCAAAACTAAAACTGTCCTCTAACATAAAGGAAACTTCGTCATCGTTTAAATGTGGTTTTGTGTTTTTATAATACTCCCTTAATAATGCGTTTTCATCTACATTACTGTAATCTCTATTTAATCTTACGTAATCCTCTAGCGTGCCGCCAGTTTCATTCATAAAATTAACTAGTTTATCTATGTTTTCTGGAAGATTATTTTGTTCTTTTATTTCTTGTTTAACATCTTGGACTTCTGTTGGTACTTCGGTCTCACTAGTTTCCTCAACACGTTCAAGGGTTGCTCCTTCAGGTTCATCTGTATTGACGACCCGTATTTCTTCGTCCACTTTCTTGCTATCTCCGGGTGTTTCGCCCACAGGAACTTTTACAACTTCAGGTATAACTTCGCCTTGAGCTTCTGGTTTTGTTAAATCAACCTTAACTGGCTCATCGCTAGTTTTACTTAAGTCTTTTGTTTTTCTTTTAGGTTTAGACTTTATTTTAAAGTCACCTTCTTGTTTGACCTCAACGGCCGCTTTTTGTTCTGACATAATAAAATATTATAAAATTAGTTATACTGCCGGAGGCATTTGATCCGGACTTTCTTTTTCAAAATCAGTAGGCATAAGATTTAATTGTCTTTGCTCAATCATTTTACTTTGTTGAGTGCCTTCCATTTTAGTTCTTTTATCTTTACGATCTTCAATTGCTGCTTCTTTGGATTTCATTGCTTCCACCTCTAATCTCTTTAGTTCCATGTTGTACATGTGTTGTACTTCCATTTCTTTTTGTTTAATTTGAGATTGCTGCTGCATTCTTTGTATCTCCATTTGATTTTTAGCTTGCTCATATTGAACATTAGAAGATGTTAAAGCTTGCTGTTTTTGCATTTCAGCTTGAGCTGCTCTTTCGCTTGCCTCAGCATTTGCCTCAGCTTGAGCTTTAATATTAGCTTGTTGAATTTCTTGATCTCGTCTTTGCTTTTGCTTACGTTTTTGTTTAAGCATTTGATTAGCAAGTTTTAAATTTTTAACCTGCCTAATATCAATAGCATCTTCTAAATCTATCCCACCTTGTTGCAATGACATTTGTATATTTTGTTCTAGCATTGCTTTTTCTTCTTCTTCTGGTTCTAACTCTAAAAATATACCAAAATCATGTAGAGCTAAATTTTGTATTTCGCTTAATGTACCTACGTTATAAGTAGATATAGAGTTTTTAAGAGAGTTTAATGTTAAAGGATTTTTTAAAGAGTCTGCTATTTTTAAAGATATATTTTCACATGTCCTTAATGTCAACCATAAACTACCTGTTAAAATATGTCTTGTAGCTGTATTAGAAGCATTAGCAGCCATTTTTTGTAAACCTACTAAAGTATCTTTTTCTGGTAAACTACCGTCTCTAGCTTCATTTAAGCCGGTTACATCTCTTATTAACTGTAAATAATATTGATAAGTTTGTATTAAACCCTGTATTTTAGCGCCACCACTAGACGTTTGAAGTTCTTGAATAGGTACTTTACCAGGATTCATATCACCTTCTTGAGTTAATGATCTACCAACAATACTACCAGTTTGAAAATACATGTTTAATGCTTCAGCTGGGTTGTAATTAGTACCGTTACCTAAATCAACTTCAGCAAGACCGTCCATATCTAAAAACACACCATCTGGCACCATCCTAGCAATAACTTGTTGCAGTTTTAAATGTGTTATTTGTATCATATCAGCAAAACCTGTAATTCTACTTACTAAGCTTTCAATACGACCTTTATACATTCTAGGCGCACATATTGTGTAACTCATTTCAACTTTTGTAGTATCTGCAAAAGGTCTAGTCATATTTTCTGACAACTTCCATTCAATAAGTTGATTATTACCTATAATTTTAGCGCCTTCATATAAAACTTCTATTTTTCTTTCTACACGCTCAAAGTTATCATTTTCAGGAGGATTAAATTGATCGTCTTTAACTAGTGCTTTTTGCAAACCTTGATCAGTTTGTTTTATTTTAAAAACTTGAGTATTATAAGTTTTATATTCAAAAAATAAAACTTGAACAGTATTAGGATCATATGTTTGCCAACCGTACATTGTTTGAGAACTATAACCTTGAGTTTGTTGTATTTTTTCTAATTCAGGTTCAGACAAGTTAGGAAATCTTTTAGCTATTTCTGGTATTGTCATTGCTTTAACTTCACCTACATAATATATATCTTCAAAGTTTGGGTCTTCTGTATAAGAATATATTAAATAAGCCGGATCAACATAGTCAATTGTTACTCCATTTGATTTATTCCAACTAGTTTTTACAGCACCAATACCTAAGGTAACTAAATCTTGATTAAATCTTTTTCTTATATTTTTAAATCTATTTTTACTAAGCTCATTGTTTATAACTTCTTCTTCAGCTATTTCAATAGATTGTTTATAGCTTAGTTGCATGTGAAGATCTAACTCTTCTTGAGTTTCAGGTAATTTAGTTTTATCAGTTTGATATTCATCTATACCTAGTTGTCCTTGTAATTTATCTAAATAAGGTTTAGCAGCCATATCTTGTAATATAGCTGTAGCATAATCAGTTCGCTTTTTTAAAGCTACTGGATCTTGAGCAAAAGCTTTTATTTCATAATCTTTATTAGATAAACCATTAACAACAATATCAACAAACTTAGCTATAATAGGAACAGGTTTCCAGTCTAAATTAAGATATGATAAATCACCATTAATAGATAATTCATCTTTATATTTTTGAACTGGTTGTTCACCTTTAGCATATAATCTTCTTTGATGAAATAAATTATAAGATAATGCAAAACGTGTACCGTTACCTCCTTGTCTCCACCATTCTGTTTCAATAGCTTGAGCAACTTGTCTACCGTATTCGGGAGTAGCTTTTTCTGCATCAGGCACTGTCTGACTTGGAAAAGTACTAGAGTAGTTTGTTGTAATATTCATTTATTTAATTATTTTTGAAACTAAACCGCTGTTGTTATATTTTTTTATACCTAACTCAACAGGTTCTCTTTTTCTTCTACTAACTGGAGCATATCTATTTTTATTACACGCCATTAAAGCTAAACCAGAACTAATAGAAGCATCGTGAGTAGTTCTATTATTTATATCAAATCTAGCCCAATCTTCTAGTGTTCTTTGAAAATATATATCTCCATATGAATCTCCATTAAAACCAACCATAGTTTCTATGTAAGATTCTATAGCAGCTGCATGAGCTTGTTTTATATCTTCACTTGAATTAGGTATGCCACCTATTTCTTTTTCAGTTACTGATAATTTATTCCAAATTTTATCTGGTCTATTCATAGCAAAACCTCTATATCCTCTTCTTTTAAAATGATATAAAAGTCTTGGCTTATTATTTTCTACTAATATTGGCATGCCATAAAACACACAAGCCATTAATACATCTTCAAAAAATATTTCAGCAGTTTGAGGTCTGGCTATATATTCTAAGAAAAAATGATTAGCAGGTGAATCTTCCATGCTAAATTTTGTTAAACCGTGTAAGGAACCGTTAGAACCTCTTTTATCTACTGTTCCTGATATATCATATGGATCACAGCCAAAAGCTCCCATGTGTTCATTACCTGGATATTTTACACCATTTTTTTCAATATATCTATTTTGTATCATAGAATTAGGAACCCAAGTTATAAAAAACCTGCCTTGATTACTAGGATAAAACATAACCCTAGTATCTTTAATCCCACCTTCCCATTGAAAATTACCTTGTGTAATTAATTTTTTACTGTTTATATCTTCATTATAATCAATTTGCTGATATATTTTTGTTAAATTAAATAATGAAGATTTTGATTCATCTCTAAAAGCATGCTTAGTTGTCCTTGGAAACTGTCTATAAAATTCATTTAAAGCATCAGCATCATCTTTTAAACCATCTACTTCGTTTTGCCAATAGTCAAGTACACCTAAATATATGTCTTCGCCTTGCGGTCCTTCAACGGCTGTTTTTGGAGTGTCGAATACAGGTATGCCATAAGAATCAATGTAGCCTTCGTAGTTCCATTCCATAGGTATGAACAAACTATATAATCCCGAGCGAGTCTGTCCATTGGCGTTTCTTTGTGTGACGTCTGAATCATCATAAAGTTTTTTAAAGTTTCTACCACCTTTGTCTAAAGCATTTGATGTTGAACCCATCATACACTTTCCAACTATTCTACTACCTAATCGTAAGGTGGTTTTCGTAACCCTCCAGTTGTTGAGGATGTTGTTCGGCTTCTCCCACTTGCCGGACTCGTCGTGTACGAGGAGCTTGAGTTTCTCCCCATCGTAGGAGTTGTCGCCGGTATTTTTCCAGTCAATGGTCGTATCGAGCCCCTGTAATTCTGTTGTGGCTTCGTTGGCGGTAAGTTTACGACGGGTGAGCTTGGAGG